CCACCTATATGGTTTTTTTCTATCTGAATGTTTGTTCTTTTAGCAAACTCTACCTGTAAGCCATTCTTTACAGCTTTAATTTTAGAAGTACCTGGATTAGTAATATTTCCAAACGTTACAACTAAAGTAGCGTCATACCACATGGACATACCTCCTTTGTTCTGTAATTTAGGCTGTCCCATCGGATGCTCAGGTTTCATTGTCCAAACCTTATTGATAGCAACTAATGTATTAGTATAAGGTGAGTTTTCTTTTCTAGATAATAGAATCTTTTGATTTAGGTTATTACCGAATTGAGTAGACATTGCTCCTGCATTCCATTCATTATTATTCTTATTAGAACGAATTGATAAATCACAAGGTATAGATCCGATTGAATCCCAGAAGAAGCACATATCATATGGTAAGTTACCTTTTGCTTGTTCATCCATTAAGTCAGCCATATATACCGCTACTTCTTCAATAGAATTTAACGAACCTCTATCTGCATATAAAAAATGACCTTCGTAATCCGTTACGGTACCGTTTTTATCGGTTACCTCATCGAACTCTAATCCCATCTCTTTAGCATGATCCCAAGACCATTTCATCTCAGATATAATGAATACTGGTAGAATACCTGCTTTTTGAGCATTTACTGCTGCTTCTAATAACGCGGTAGTTTTTCCAGTATCACTATGTCCTCTTAATAAAGTTATATGTCCTGTTGGAATACCAGGTAGTGAAGTAATATCTTGAAATGCCTTAGACAAGGGAATCCAACCTTGCTCCTTAAATTTTACGGATGCATTTGAGAATCCTTTCTTCTTTTTAAAATTACCAAGATTAAAATTTTTCTTGACAGCCGCACTCGCGGCTTCTTGGACTTCCTTTTTCTTTGCCATTTATTGTTTTTTACTCGTTAAATAAATCTGTAAACTTTTCTGCTTTTGTTGATCCTTGCGATTGAGCTGTCTCTAAAGAAAAATCAGTAGTAGTAGGTGCAGGTACAACTCCAGGAGTAGCAGCAGGAGCATCTGATTCTATCTCTGCAGATGGATCAAGATATTTCTGTAATTGCTTCTTTACAAAGTCGTATGCCATAGGTTTATGAACCTCCATAGGATCTGGTTGTTCTTTTAACCATGCTTCTACTAAAGTATTATTATCGGATAAAGCAGTTTGCTTAGGTTTAATACGAACAGTAGTCTGTGGGTAAGGGTTACCTTGTACTTGTTCTACTACTAAATCCCATCCGTTAATCACGTCCGTAATATCACCGATATCTTCATCAGCAATTAGAGAGTATAGAGCTTTCTGAATAGTAACTCCGAATCCCCATAGTCTTACTCCTTGGTCTTCTTGACCTCTTACTATAACAGGAGCAAATACTCTTGTTTTAGGGTTAAGTTTACCAGCTAAAGACCAATTGTCTCTATCAGAAGTCTTTTTTAATTCATTTACGAACTCTTCAATAGGGTCTTGTTTACCGAAGTTAGATAGAGCTACCATAGGTCGTTCTCCTACTCCATAGTGAAATTTCATTTCTTTGAATGGCATTGCCGGATCAAAAAATGATGGAAGCAGACGAACTGTCTGTTTTCCTAATTCAGGTTTCCAAAAGATTTTGGTGTAGTCAGTTTTTTCTCTCTCCTGACCATTTGAGTTTAAGGCATCTAGTTTAGCCTTGATTGCATTTAAATCCATATATATAACATTTAATTAATAACCTATTATTCTATAATATAAGAATAATTTTTCGAACTTACAACTCTAATATCTTATAAAGTTTAGTATTTATCCTTTTTAATTCGTCTCCTTTGGTTAAAAGTATACAGTTTTTGAAGTCTGGCCAATTAACTCGGAAAGTATTGTCTGCTACTCCTCCATTTAACTCTTTAATTAGTGTATTCAATGCATTAATTGTATATAATGTATTAGATTCTTTCTTTCTGTGTACTAGGATAGTATTCTCTAAAAAATTAGAAATATTACCAAAGTCTACATTATACGTACAGATGTATTCATCTTGACTCTTTGCATACAGTATAAAGATCTTGTTGTAAATGATCTTATATTTTTCCTGTATTTGCGTGAGAGTTGAATCTAGATTTTGCTCTGTAGAAAATGTGCAAAATAATTTGTTACTCATATCGTCGTTTATCCTAATAGGCTCGAAATCGTAGCTAAATGTGTTCGTGTCTTGAATGTCTATCATTCTAATATAAATATGAGTTACTTTATAAAACTAAACTGTTTGAATACTTAAATTTAACGGGGTATAACGAGTTGCATTCTAAAATAGACTGCAATTCACTTATTATATGTTCTCCATCATCATCACTTAAGTCGATAATTAAAGCGTCATAGATATATAACACTAGTTCACTTTTCTTATTATCTAAATACCTAAGTACTTCTTTTAATATAGTAATATTATTTGAGGTCTCCAACGATTGCATCATATAGTTCATTAACTTTGCTGGATGCATCTCTTTTAATGCTTTAGTAAACGGCTTTCCTGATTGAGGATTATATACAACTCCATCTTTTTCATATGTAGCCCAAAGAGTATCTATGTACTCTTGTACTTTAATAAATATTTCTAAATTTTTATGCTCTTCTGGTATTTTACCGTATATTGCTTGAAAATTAATCTGTTTTGCCTGTATATACTGTTCATCAGTAATATCTTTAGTTCCGTAATAAAATTCAGCAAGTTGTTTGTGGGCTGATTCTGCTGTTAACTTGTAGTTAATCTGATTACAAAGTAGACGCAAGTGATAACCGTCAAAATCAAGCTCAACAAATCGGTTATTTTTAGGTCTGAAAGATTTCCTGTGTTCTTCAGATTTTGGTATTGCAGCGAAATTAACGCTATTAAAAGCATTAGTAGGTCTAGATGTAGCATTATATAAATTGTATGAAGTTAGTACTGATTTATTAAGTGTGTTGTATTTAGGGTCCCTTGGTGTAAATAATTTAATGTAATCTTCATAATTTACTCCTATACCCGGTTGTTCTATTAAGTAAAATACATTAGTAGCGGTTTTATTATAAAAATCAAACCCTTTTGGTATATCAAACCCTATTACGTGTTTAACTGAATTGTATGTATCCTCACAGGATTCGTGTAATTTAGCAATTGGTATGATTCTGTTAATATCATCAATTGTTCTGTACCTTGAATAGAGGTTATTGTTAATTTCCTTACTATACTCTAATCTATCGTACTTAGTCATTGAATATAACAGTGATAGATCTATTGCTCCCTGTAAATTGAAGTGGTATAACAGATCCTTTTTGTTTAATGTATATAGTAGTGGTATTTTCGAAAGAATTGCAGAGACACAAGATTTCGATAGGTTAACTCCTTCTTCATGGTCGATAGGGATAATATATCCTTTAGTATCATGGACGGGTCGTAAATATACTGCAACAGTTTTAGATAATTTAGGATGGTAGTAGTTATTAGTAGTTATAACATCTACGTATAACCCATCTTTTGATAATTCCAGTAATTTTTCGAGTTTAGACTCTTCTTCAACTATATAAAACACTTGTATAACCTTTTTATTTAATATAAGAATAAATAAGTTATAAAAAAACTATTACAGCATTTGATCTCGATCTCTATTTGAACCTCCGCTTCTACCTCCTGATCTTCTAGTGCTTATCATTCCTTTTGGATCATTTACCCTTCTTCTTTGAGGACTCGGTGTTTTTTTCTTTTTAACTCTCTCAATATTTTTCTCCTTAACTACTATTTCTTTTTCTACCTTAGGGGTAATAGGTCGAGGTATTGGTTTTGATTTAGGATTCAATAAATCATTTAACTGGTTTAATGCACCTTCAATATCAATTTTAGATTTATAAGGTACGAAAGGTTTTAACTTAGCTTTTTCAGCTGCTATTGCGGCTTGAATAAATGAGTTAGCTTGTCCTTCCGTAAGTATAAATTCAGTAGTATCGTTTAAAATTAAAGCAATACCTGGGAATATTATTTGCGATTGATCAATTACGTCTTGATTTTTACGTTTTAACCCCGGGTGCTGATAGTCATTAATAATGGTATCTTCTGCAAGTCCTACTATATTCCACTGTACCTTTAAGGTTCTTCTATATAATTTACCTTCTTTTTGTTCAGCAAGATATTGTTTAGGATCAGTTTCTACAATTTTATTTTTTCTTATGTCTCTTATAAAATACCTATCGTATGTTTTTTTCTGATAGTCTTTATATGTAGGTTTTCTATAAACTCTAGTCAATCCTAATTCTTTAGCAACTAAGTTTGGATCTATATCAGGAACAAATTCTAGGGATACTGATTCAGCTGTTACTTCTTCTCCTTTGTAAAAATTACCTAGAAAATCTTGCACAAACTTACCGCCGAAAGCTCTTCCAGTTACTTTATCAAGTAGTTTCCCACCGATCTTTCCTCCTACTATTTGTTTTATCTTAGGTATATACATTACATTCCAGTTGAATACATTAAAGCTTTAACATTTGTAACCCATTTATTATCTGCGCCTACATCATGAGATATTCCTGTTATAATATACGCAAAT